AAGCACCACAAGTCGCTCGCCATAGGAAATGCAGCATACCACAGTGTGCGCAACGTGTCCCTGCGCCTATATCGAGTATGTCTGCGATTTCGGAACTGCGAGCACGCTGCTTGCTAGTGACACCCTTGAGCGGGGCGTCTGTATTCGTGATAGTCCCCGCATCGTATCGGGTGTCAGACTTGACGTTCTGCTTGGCTGCTCTGCTGATGTCCTCGATGTCAAGCGATTGAAGTTGAAATCCCGACATTCACAAACACCACCTACTTATATCGTCGTTACCACTAGATACACATTACCTAGAACCATGATTGGCTCTACTGCATAGAGGGTAGAACCGTCAATGCCGGACACTGCTTGAGACATAGCGTAACTCAAAGTGCCGGAAGTGTCGAAGTCCCCTAGTGTGCCAGCGGCACTACCAGTCTCCTTAGAGAAGTCCTTCGGGGCGAATGGCCCGACAACCTTGATTTTAGGACTTACTGCCATCTAGTCACCGCCTGTATCAGCGCTGACCCAAAGCCCACCAAGTTCCAACACCGTTTGATGCCGTTACCAGCGTAAGTGTAGTTACGGTTGTGCCGTCTATCTCAACATCTGTAGCGCCAGCACCGTTGAGATTTGCCCCTGCTGCGAATATCTTAGAGAGGTGGTCTGCTAGTAGAACATCTCCACCAGTGCTCCCACTATCGCTTGTCATTGTTCCAGTGACCATCACTAGGTCACCCATTACGTGCTTTCTTGCGTCTATTGTGCTTGCAAATGCCATTTTCTATCACTCCTCTAATATTTCTTCTGCCTCAGCGGGTTCCGCCTCTGCTACTAGTTCTTCCTCTACTGGTGGGCTTAAAACATTGCCTACTAGAGAGAGAAGAGTAGTCTTGGTCTTGTATCCGCTACCTGCGGATGCGCCTTGAGAGTCCAACCATGCCATGATGTCAGCCTTGCGCCATCCCGAATCAGGGAGGCCATCGTTGCCATCATCCTTAGTTGGTAGTTCATAGCCCTCTATCTTGAAGTGGTCAGGCGAGAGCCTGTGGCCCCATGCGTCCAACCACTCGGTAGAGACTGTCTGTGGTCTATTCCTCATCCACGACGGTCTACTAGAATCCGAGTTTGGAACGCTATACCACGGGCCTAGATAGGTTGCTGTTGGCATATTCCTCACTCATATCATGTGTCGTCTATCATCTCAGTTCAGCAGTAGTACCGTGACTTGTATCACGTTGTTCGCGCCTTCTGAGTCAATGACTAGACAAGGCAGAGAACCAGTAGTTGCTAGTGGTGCTACCGTGTCGCTTGCTCCTACGAGTCCAGTCTCAGTCGAATAGACTGTGACATCCTTTGCTGCGAGTTTTCCCACTGCACCGAGGATTCCCACTATCTTGGATGCACCTGCTGAGAAGAGCAAAGGTTCTACCGTTGCTGCTTGAACCACGTTTGCTGTTATTGTGACCATCCTTAGAGAGCCTTCTGCTGCACCATCGCTGTTGCTTGCCGAGAAGGTGCTCATATCAGAGCCACCGGGGTAAGTGCTACCGAATCCCTTGAGCCATTCCTCGCTGCCCACAGGGGTTCCTGTTCTCATGTCTAGGTCAGACAGGATGCTCACTAATGTGAAGTCCGAATCTGCTACTTTTATGCTTAGTCCGTTTGAAGTTACTGTCGTTGTTGCTACCATTTTTCATCATCTCCTTTATTCATTATCTCCACGAAAGACCTCACTTGAGGTTCCTCACGCTCCCTTGTGCTCCGAAGAAGGTAGTCCATACCTCTCCCATTGTTCGGTAGAGTCCTTCCTGACCCAGCCTGTTGATGGCGAAGGGGTCACCAGTCTCAATTCCCGACTCAAAGTACTGAGTTGGGATAGCCGTAGAGAAGTGCATATAATCAGTGTCTAGGTAGTAGATTCTCGTTAGGTTGCCGGTAGTGTCTGCTGGCATATCCTTCGTTGGGATGATTGGGATACCGTTGTAGGTAGCCACAATGAATCCGGCCTCGATACCGGGAACACCCTTCACACCATTGTAGGTAGGGGTGACCCTCTTCTCCTCCATGAACCTCTGCTGGCTCTGTAGTAGTTGCTGTAGCCTCATCAGAGTGTCGTATCCAGTCAGCATGACCTTCGGGTTTCCACCACGGCCCCAAATGCTCTGGAACAGTGTGTCCAAGTGGTCTAGGCTGAGAGTCCTGTCTACGTTGGTTGCGCCTACGTTGACCTCGGCGTTTGCCCAAGTGTTTGCAGACCTGTCAATCGAGTAGATGTCGAAGTCGCCATCTGAGTCGACCCAGTCGCTGGTTCCGGTAGCCATCGATGCTGCGTTAGCCGTAATCCTGTCGAGGGACTCAAAGTTGTTCCCTGCTGCGGTCGTCACGTCAGTCAGAAGCATCTTGTTGACCATCTCTGCGTGGTGCTTGCCCATCTCTTCCTTTAGGACAGAGCGGATGTCTCCCATGCCGTCGTCCTTGTCAGCGAGGAACACCGCGACCTCCGACATATCGAAGGTGTGAGCGATGGTCTTGGGCTTTGCAGCCACGTGCTGGAAGACAGGCTTCACGGTGTCGGGTAGAGTTGCGTTCTCTGCAACACCACCATGCACTGCACCGGAGTTAGGCTTGTCAGTGATGACTCGCCATCCCGACCTGTCCCACGGTTTCTTGGGTAGTATGCTGAATGCGTTGAACTCTTGGTTCAACTGCGACCATACCTTGCGTCCGTAGATTGCTTGGTATGTTCCAGCGGTGGATGACATCATTGGGCTGTCAGCCTTGAGTAATTCGCTACCAGTGTATGAGTAGCCCATTGCGTTCCCGGCGCCATAGTAGTAGCGCTCCATGTCTGTTACTGTTCGTACGTAATCTCTTGCCATTTGTCTTCATCTCCTTTATTCATTTTTTCCTTGAGTATCTCACTCCGGGTTGAAGGCTTTCGTTGCCAAGTGATGAACCTCATCCCATGACATCTTCGCCAAATCCTCCGTGCTTGGAACGACTACTGCTGATATTTCGTCGCTCTTGGTGATTGTCTCTCCGGTCTCTGCTGGAGTGCCGATTGCATCAATCCTCTCTCCAAGAGCCTCTATTGACTTCTGAATGTCTGCTAGGGGGCTGCGTGCGTCGAATGCTGCTGCCTCTGCCTTTGCAATCTCAGCAGTCCTCTCCTGCGCGTAGCGGTCAGAGAAGTGATTCTCTAGGTTTCCCTTGAACTCGTTCTCAAGAGCAGCGGCCTTGTAGACCTCGTATGCTGCCTCGATGTCCGAGTCGTTAAGAGATGCTGGGTCGATGAAATCTCCCTTCTTCATGCTCTTCCCGCTTCCTGTAGTGCGTGAGATAGCGTTGGTAGAAGGCTTGCCGTTCTCCTGTGCTCGGCCCTTGACCTGTCCGCCCTTTGCGGCCTCGGTGTCGGCCATTTCCTCGGGGGTGAAGCCCATGTTCTGCTTCTCGATGTTATCGAAATGCGTACGAGCGGCTCCGGTGTCCACACCACCGCTCTTTAGGGTGTCCTCCATCCAGTTGAGGTAGTCAGAGGTGATTACGTCAGAGTATTCCTCAGATTTCTCGACTTCTTCCGTAGCCTCTTTCTTCTTGTCGTCCTTGTCGCCGTCGTCTTTGTCGTCCTTACCTTCTAGGAAAGCGGGTTTCTCTCCCTTCTCCATATCATCAAGGCGTGTCTCCAAACGGGACAATACGTCTCCTAGTTGTTTCGTCATATCGTTGCTGTCTTCTGTTTCTGTCATTTCATTCACTTCCGTGTCTTCTTTGAGTATACTGAATGTTGCTTCTGGATTGATGCCTTTTTCACAAATGGTTATTTCATGGAGTTCCAGTTTGCTTATCTCTTGGTAATCGCCTCTCTTTGAGTCTGATTTTCTAACTCGTTTGAACGCTTGACCACCGATACTGAATCCCCTGAGAACGCCTTTTCTAATCTCTGCTGAGACTTCTTTTGCTTTCTCGATGTCGTCTCGTAATTTTACAACCACAAACATTCCGACATCATCGACTTCGCTTTTCCACAACCTCCCTTCATTATCTGTGTAATTCGGTACTACATCTCCAACTTGTATATTACTGTGAGCCAATTGAACGTTTCTGTATGCCGGGTTCTCCATGAACTTCCGAAATGCGTCTTCCAATGCCTCCTTTGTTATTACATCGCCTTGCTTGTCTACAACTTCCACACTGGCGTAGCCAGCGACAATGAGGTCATTCCCACCCTTGAGGATGGTGATGGGTTCATCGCCACGTCTGAACAGTTGTTTCCCGAGCACACTAATCATCACGAGGCATTACTTTACTACTTCAATGCTGCGGGACTAAGGCTCAAGGCTTCTTTCCTCAGAATCGATGGACTGCAAGGCTACTTTCTTCTTCTTATTCTTCCTGCCGGGATAATCTTCCGGCTTCTCCATATCTTCCTTTGGACGCTTCTTCATGTCCCAATCAGGCAGACTTTGCTCCGCAGTCAGCGATGTTGGCCCTCTTGGGCTTTCGATATGCCCACCGACATCGATACCTAGCCCCCTTCCAGCCATATTGCTATGTCCCTTCTCCAGTTTCTCCAACGCCCTCTCAATGAGAGTCACGGTCTTGTAGAGTTCCTTCGGCTTCATTATGAGGTTCTTGTCCTTCTTGGGCTTCAGTATACCAGCGCTATCCTCCTCTATCTGCTCCTCGTCTATATCCGGCTCTATGTCCTCGGGCAACTCCGTCTCCTCCTTGAGCATCTCTTGGAAGGCATTCTCCCAATAGGGCTGTAGGCTCTTAGCCAATCTCAATGAGTAATCCGAATCAGTGATGCTCCCTATAGCCGCTACGGGATTCTGCGCCTCCCCCTCCACAATCTGATACTTCACCAAGTCCTCCGGTAGGTGGATTATGAAAGCCCCGTCATCCATCTCCATAGAGAAGGAAGCATGGTATTCCACATCCTCCTTAGCGAGTAATACCCATTTGGGATGCTTCTCCTCACCCTTCATGTAGGTCGACTTCGCATCTCTGAGCAGTATCTTCTCAGAATCCTTGCTCAAACCCTTCACAGCATCCTCCAAACCAACCTCATCCGTTATCTTGATGTCAGATGGGCTTGGTAGGTGTACTGGGTCGTAACTGTCGAATTGCCCTCTCAGTAACTTGATGCGCTCGCGTGTGGTGAGGTCCGTCACATCACCATCGTCATACATCATGATGTCATTGATATGGACAGTCCCATCAGTAATCACGGCATCGACCGTGTAGTCCTTCTTGCATATCTCCTTGAGCGCTTGTCTCATCTCGCTGTTCATTGACTGCTTGGCGTTGCTCTCATCGAATATGTTGACCCTGTTGTTCTTCTTGGTTATCTTGCACCTCTCACCATCTACGTGCGTGGAGACGACCCATTCCCCAGTGAAACCCCTCAATTGCTTCAAGTCGTCTACGGAGAATATCCTGTGCAGGGGGTCGATGAGGGGCATCTCCTTCGGTATGTCCGCTTTGCCGAATTGCAGGGGGTCTCTGTCTATGTGACTCTCACCAGCGACTGGGTCAGCAATCGATGTCGCGGGGCTATAATTAGCCACAGCCGGATGATTGGGGTCGATGCCGCCCAATACCTGTTGAGTCATGTCCTGTCCGAACCAAGCATTCCATACGGGTAGAGGGACGCTAGGGTAGTTGCCAGCGTGTGGGTGACTACCCGCAACTGGTGCACCGCTCCTCTCATACTCGTGCCCTACGGTTGGTTCAGCGTGATAGCCTCCATCGACCGAGGCAGCGACGCACGAGTCATGGACTGTGTTCCCATCCATGCTATTCAAGTTCCTTATCGGGCTTTGACGGAAGTCCATGAGCGGCTTTCTTATCTCAGCCATGTTAGCGCTTGCCAAGTCCAATTGCCCACCATCGTCGTTGAACGTGATGATGTTGCTCATCATGTCCTTGCGCTTGTTCGCCTCCGTCTTCCAACCAGTCTTGGCAGTGCTCGGATGTAACGCTTGACCATGTCTGAAGTGGCTGAGGCCGTAGGCATCCAACTCATCGTCATGAGTCTGATGAGTGAGACGCATGAGAGCACCTATCGCATTGTATGGCTCTATCTGTGTCTGTAGATGTTGTCTTACCCTGTTGCCGCTCTTGTTACGTGAGATGTTCTTCTTCTCTGCGGGAGTGAGACTGCGTTTGTATTCCCTAATCTTGGCATCCATGTGACCATGCATATCCTCTATCCCAGTCAGATTGTTGAACATATCCGGTTGCTGGGGGAACAGAGGTAGGCCCATGCCCATTATCTGCCCCATAGAGGCCGCTTTGACCGGGCCGAGTTGTTCGATACTTCGCAGATACTCCTCCATGTGCTTCAAGTGCGCTTCGTCTTTGGGCAGTCCTAGCATATCACAGACCTTCTCCGGCTTCATGTTAGAGTGAATCTCGTTCTTCATCAAGGACATGGCAGCAGCCATCATCTTGTGGGGAGATGCGCCTAACTTGTCTCCAGTGCTTCTCATCGTGGCATTCTCATCAACACTGTGTCCCATAGTCTCCAACCCATGTTCGTCATCATGCCATAATCCGCGATTGGAGTCATACCACAATCTCTGCACGTTATGTAGGAACTGGACTGGGTTGCTGGGGTCGAAGGCGCTGGGGTCATGCGATATCGCACTCTCAAGCAACTTACGACCATACTCTATCTGTGCTCTCTTGTCAGCCTCCATCTTCTGCTCCCAATCCCTAGTCTGCTTCGCTTGTGGCCCAGTATTCGACGAATGACCCATATCTAACTCAGCCATCTGAGATTGGTAGTATATCTTCTTCGCCTCGTCCAATCCCATCTGGACATCCCTTATTCGGATGTCATTCGGGTCGTTGGCCCTCATTGTGATGAGCCTGTCCTCTAGGTTCTCTATATCATCCGCGTATTCATGATGAGGTTGAATGGGCTTTTCAGGCGCTTCCCCCTTCTTGCCTTGTCTACCCCAAAACTTAGCACCGAACTCCCTATGGCCCTTACCTGCCACGGAGTATGGTTCTTCTCCTTCTCCTTCCTTCTCCTGTCTGAATCTCTTGAATGTTCCGGGCGCATCTTCCCCAATCTCCCTCTTCACATCCCCTAGATGAGCCAAGTAATCCGGGTGGCTCATGCCCAAAGTGGGTGCAAGCAATGGGTTCCGATAGACATCCTCGTAACCAACGTGAAGATTGGGTGAGGGGTCGTGTGGTGGATTCATATGACCTCCGCTCATGAGGAGTCTGAGTTTCATGGCATTGGAGTCCAAAACAGGTGTATCGCCACTGACCTTCCCACCGACTTTAGTGTAAGCGTTGTTGACGAATGGGGAGTTACCACCACCGAGGTCTCTACCAAACGACTTTCCCTTGCCACTGATGTTATTGAGGTAGTCATTCAGGTCATGCCTACCCATCTCCAATCTAGGCCCGGAATTGGTGATACCCGGTGCGAAGGTAGACTTGGTGTCAGATGAGTTGTTCTTCAAGTTCCTACCTGCTCGCTTCGGGTCTATCATGTGCTGATTGGCATCGAACTTGGACATTATCTCCACCGCATCCGAGGAAGAGGATACACCTGTGGCTAGGGGCTTGTAGTGCCAAGAGGAGAAGAGGGAGTTGGTGTTCGTGTTTCCCGAGTGGGGTTCCACCACAGATAGGTAGTCATCTTGGTTTTTAGCACCGTACAAGGAATTATCACCACCATCGAAGGATAGGAAGTGATGCATTATGTCCCTGTATGTGTCGTCAGTCCTTCCCATACCACCAGTGTGGGTGAAGGGGGCGGACGTGTGCCATCCCCATCCCCTCAACTTGCCATCGTCATCGAACCAGTGCTTCCTCTCTTCCGCAGATATGTCATCGGGGTGAGGGCCGTTCAGAGATGTCCTCATTGGGCCAGCAGCGTTTCTGATTGGCTTCTCATCCTCACGGAGCCTCATTCTGTGCTCTAGGTTATCCAAGACCTCCTGCACGGTCTCCTTCTCAAGGAGGGGTTCCTTCCACGCATCGAAGTGAGGGTGCTTGCCCGACTCGTACTTCGGCTCTAGGTTCTCATCATATCCAACCAAGTCCAAGAGACCCTGCTTGGATAAGACGGTATCGCTATCAAGATGCATCTTCTTCTTCAAGAGGCTGAGCAGGGTCTTCCCACCCGCTAGACCCCTGTCTATCTCGTCCTTGTCCCTCTTTGAGTAGGGGAAGAGATTGGTGATGTCCTTCTCTATATCAGCATCTCCCTCAAACATATCAGCGATATTGGCACGAAGGCGGTCGTGTGCGGTGTCTACGACCTCCGTGCCCAAATGTCCGGGGTTCCTCTCCAACTGCTCTTCGGTTGCGGGTATCGTGCGGGGTTCCATTTCGATTCCACGTAGAGCGGCCTTCACCATCCCCTCATCGCCGGTCTTATTGGAATCGGACTCCTTCTCGACGTGCTTGTGGGTGTTCGCACCGTGATGGTGTCCATCCCTGTTCCACCAATCGAACTCCGGCTCGTTCATTATCTTCATGTTCTTCTCGATGCGAGACAAGGGCATCTTCGTGCCATCGGGTAGATGTATGGTCTGCGCCCTCTCGCTAAGAGTGCCGTGCTCTGCGATGTGCTCCAACACAGCAGTCCTATGCGTGGGTGGCATGAACTCCATTTTCATGTTCAAAGTGGGCCATCCCATGCCCTCCCCATGATGAATATGGAACTTCTCAAGCGCTTCCGGTCTTTTGTATGCCAATTCAGTCCTGTAATCAGCCATTTGTTGTCGGGCTAAATCAGGATTGGACGAGAGTTCTTTTCCATCCATCTCCATCATCCTCTTGAATACCTCATCGTCATCGGGGTCTTTCTCCTCCTTGTGGATGCCATGCCCCATCCACTCCTCCGCCCTGTCATCGAAGTGGGCGTGCTCCAAGTTCTTGCCCTCATTGGCGAGTTCCTCTAGCCTCTCATCCCCGACTTCCTTCTTCCATCTCTCAAAGTCGTGAAGCCTCTGAGTGTGTAGATGATGATTGTGGCTCTCGGGAGTCTTGCTACCATTGCCGATGAAGGGGTGGGTACTCTCTCTGACCTTCTCGGTATAACGAGGCTCAATCACGTCATGGATGAACCCCTTCTCATCTCTCGCAAAGACCCCCTTAAGATTCCTCTCGCCATCGGGGTCCATCGCATCCAATTCTGCATCAGTGAACTTCTTCGTGTAATCCCTCTGAACGAGACCCGTGTATAGGGGATTGCCGTTCTTCATATGATGAGTCTCGTGAGCCTTCTCCTTAGCCATCAACTGCTCTGCTGGTGAGGGACTATCATCATCGGAGAAGTAGAACTCGCGGAGTTGCCTAACCCACTCGGGTTGGCCCGTGACGGCATTCGTCTTCCTCATGGGGTGATGCTGCTCGTCGAATGGGAATGCGCCATCGTAGTCATCGACCTCACCCGAACCCACGACCTCCGGCCAAAGCGCGTGCTTCATGGAGGGTGGAATGAGGTTGTGCTCACCCTCTTGGTAAACTCGGGTATTGTGCTTCTTGTTGTCCTCGGGCAACCATCTGTCCTTGATTCTCCCTAGCCACGGATGGTCAGAACCCTCCACTCGCATGGTTCTCGATAGGTTCATGTCTCTGAGAGGTATTCCCTTCTTCCCACCAACATGGCCCTTGCCCGTCTTATCGAATTGCTCCTTCTCCTTTCTGAGAATGAGGTCACTGTACGATTTGCATATGACATCGCTCTTCAAGAGGTCGAACTCTATACCGTGATTCTCCAAGTTGCGCAGGGACAGGAGGTAGTTGCCTACCTCGTATGTGCCATCGACGCTATCGAAGATTGCCTTTAGCAATTCGTTACGATGTCTAATGTAGACTGCGACTGCATCTTCTCGCATTCATATCATCCCTCATCGACATGGCCTTCATAGCCCCTGTCGTGAGGGTTCATTCTACCCGAATCGAGTTCGACGTTAGTCTTGGTTGCGCCTTTGTTCGCAACGTCTTGAACATCTAACAGACTCTGATTGGTGTCATAGAAGGCATTGTAAGTCTGACCACCAGTCTCTATCATGAACTGCGCACTGCTCGGTTCAGTGGAGAACGAAGTCGCATTGTGATGTTCGGCTTTGGCTATCTCCGCCTTCTCAATCCTCTCCTCAAGGGCAATCGCTTTCTTTAGCATCTCCACGACTTCCGCAGAAGTCTCCTCATATCTCGGTTTCACCATCAATACATCTCCTTTCTCTCTATTTGATTATCGGCCATCTCGTGAATCTCGTCCCAACTCATCTCATGAACCTGCTCGTTGGTGAACTTATCGAGTGTCTTACCGTCTCCACCCTTGAGCAACGTGGTATCCATATCCCTTCTGAATGCATCCGCTTCAACATCCTCTGCGAGAGGAGTCCCATATGGGACGAAACCTGCTTTCCTCAGAATATTCTGTGGGTTATCCATAATCCTCTTCATAATAGCATTCTCAGCACGAACCTCTTGGATGTTCTTATCCATGCTCTCCATCTTGGAGATTAGAGCGTTCATCAGTTGCTCTGCACCCTCTTCTGCCATCTAATCACCTCAGACGCTTCGACCGAAAGTGCTTCGTGCTGGTCTCATGCCGGGATTAGTCTTCGCAGAGAAGATTGTACCGGGTAGTTGCCTGTCCCTCTGAGATGGGTCGAACTTTGAGCCACTCTCGTTGAACTTGAGAATTGGACTCTGTTGCTCCCAACCACTCTGAGGAGTGATTACCTCTGCACCCTTCTTGATAGCGAAGTGGATATCCTCCTCTAGCGTATTCGCATACTTGAGAATCTCTCCCAAGTGCTCCTTTGCCACATTCACGTCACCCTCTTCGATGGCCTTTGCAAAAGCCTCGTTATGGGCATTCATTTTCCTCGCCATAGGATGCATCTTCAATAAGTCCACGGTCACCACTGTCATCTGCCTGTAAGCCTCACTATTTGAATTAAGCGCCCCTTATTCTCCTCGCATTCATCAAAGCACGGCTATTATCCTGTGCTGGGGAGTTAGGTGGCCCCCTCTGTTGAACTGAAGAGACTGGTGCTCCGCTACCGAAGGATGTTCGACTTTGTGGAGATGCTGGGCCTCTTGGTGTTCTTATCCCAACACCCTCGCCACCGGGTTGAGACGGAGGTGGCCCCATCATACCGGGAGGTGCTGCCATTCCGCGTGCACCCATAGCGCCACCTGCTGCCATAGGCCCACCACTACCGGGTGGCATACCGGGTGGGGGTTGCATTCCCGGTGGCATTGGTGCTGCACCATCCTGTTGCTCGTTCATCTGACGATAGTTGAATCTGATGTCCCTATCACCCTCTTCCATGAGTTCCGGCTTGTATCCGAGCATCATCATCCTCTGAGCGAGGTTTACTTCCATCTCGTCTCTCCTCAAACGGGTTATCTCGTCCTCCTCCTCGTTCGGGTAGAGAGTCAGTTTCCAATCCGTAACTTCCATCTGCTTGAGCAATCTAGGAAACAGGACATCCGTGTATACCTTCTGACCGAACTCTACTGCTCTGTTGGTTACGAGAATCTGCATTCCCTCGTTATTGAGACCACCGCTCTTGCCGCTGTCAATCATGAAGATGCTACTAACTCCGTAGAACGCAGCAATCCTATTTCGCATCTCGTCTCTGACCGCTATGTATTGCATCTCCTCAAGGGTGTCCATGAACTTGACCCAGTTCACGCCACCCCTACCAGTCTGACTCTCTATACCCACTTTCGGAATGTAATGGGGGTCTCTCTCCATCTTCTCATCGACTGTCTTCCAGAAGGACTTCATGGATTCCAAGTTATCAGTGGTGACGGATATGATTCCCTTTGGAGACCTCCTCTTCTGATATGCAGTATACATATAATTGTCCATAGCAGTGAGCGTCATGGCTTGTCTCCACATCGTATTGACTGGGCTACGACCATACAACTTGGATGGGTTGTACTTACTGAGATGAAGAACCTCGCCATCTAGGTAGTATTGGGTCTTACCGCTTCCAGCCATATTAGCGTAGAATGCCTCTTGCATCCCATTGCCACAAACCTCGCAAACCTCATCTTGACCGGGATACGAGATTTGGTCACGATGTAGGGGGCAGACCTTGTATCTCCCACCACGAACACCTCTCTTGTCAGAGATGATTCGCATGAAGATGGGGTCTCCTCTGATTAGTTCCTTGACTCTGTAGAACTTGATGTCAGAGGTCTCGGGGTCTACGTAATACTCCTTCACCAAGATGAGGAAGGCGTCATCTACTATCTCCAAGTCCTTCTCAATCTCATTGAGGACGTGCATGAAACTCTGTTCCATAGAGTTCTGCTCCTCCAATAGGTGCTTGGGATAGAGCAGTTGATTGACATCCGGCTCTCTCAGTTCGCCACCACATAGATTGCATTGCTCGACCTCATGATTGAACTCCTCATTGCATTGGCTACACTGCATTTGGAACTTCTTCTCCCAGTAGTACCCCCTTCTGAATATCTCCTGTCCGAGTTTGGAGATGACTGTTCGTAGTATGAGATTCTCGTGTGCGACCGCATACAGTGCTGGGATTGTTATCCCTTGAGCGAGGACTGGTTCCTGTATGCCCGTGGTATAGAGGGGCATTTGGGGTTCGGGTGTCGTTCTTGTGCGGAACGGACTTGCCATAGCAGAGAGGAATCTGCCTATTCTGCTCTGTTCCTCATCCACCATCATATCGCCTCTGCCCACTTGCTAACGTCTTCCGCTTGCACTCCCCACTCATTGAGGAGGGTGTTAGCCTTATTGGTATCATCGCTCCAGTTGTAGAACCTCACTACTTTCTTCAACTCTTCCTTCTTCATCCCGTCCTTCTCCTCGATGAATGCGAGAACCGCTTTTGCTTGGGTCTGCTTCATCTGTAGGTGGGGCATGATGCCGTTGAGTAGTTTCCTTATGTCGTTCTTGGAATAGAACTGTAGCCTGTGTTGACTTCTCTGAGTATCCTTGTAGACCTTTTGGTCTAATTGCAGAATACCACAATCGAGGACTTTCCTCAACTGCTCGCAATGTATCTTACCTCGTGTACCAGTAGCGATGAAACCAGCACGTGGCTCACCTCTCTTCGTGATGGTGATGTAACCATCAGCATCCAAGAAGCCAGCAGCATAAGCCCACGGGTCTTTGATAATCAAACCGCTCTTGTCCATCTTGACGAACGTGCCTCTCGATGCTCCGGCTATCACATCCACCTCCTCCCCATACATGGAGAGTAGTTTCGATAGTTTCATGGCAGTCATGCTCTTATGGAGTATCTTCTCCTCAGAGAGACTCTCAAAGATAGCCCTACCAGTCATCGCTCCTCTCCGAGATAGGACTTCT